GCGCAGGCGTGCGGGGCGCTGGTGGAGGACGTGCGGAACAGCCGGTGGCGGTTCCTGCCGCAGCAGCATCTTGGGCGTGAGCCGCTGACGGCGGCTGTGGCTGCTGCCGGGACGCGCCCGCTGATGGATGCGTGGGCGTGGTCGTGGAAGGACTCGGCGGCCGACATCTCGCCGTTGGAAGCAGTCACTTTGGCTAGGCATGGGTTCGCCACCAACGGTGTCAAGGCCACACCGTTTTTCATGTCGTGGCAATGAGCAGAGGGAGTTGGCGCTGGTGACGACCGTGACCGAACGTGTCCCGCTGGAGCGGATCACCCGTGAGGCCCGCGACGTCCATTTCGGCCGGGCTGTCCTGACCGTTGTGGCGGCGGTCCTGTTCGGTCTGGGCTGGGTGGTGGCGCGGGCGTTCGGCGTGGCGTGGCTGGTTGTGGCGTGGTGTGCGGTGGCCGTGAGGGTCGGATGGCAGGAAGGCCGCGCCGGTGGGCCTGCTCGAGCGGATCGGTGACGCCCGCGCCGCGTCCCGGGATGAGTCGCGGTACTCCATCGACACGTGGATCAGCCAGTACCTGATCCCGTCGGCGGGCCAGTTCACCTACGGCAACACGACGTACCCGTTCGGGTACGGGCAGGGGCTGAACCAGACCATCGCGGGGAACCGGGTCGTTGAGATCGCGAACTCGATCCCCGGGTACCGGGTCGCGTTGCAGCAGTGCCCGCCGGCGTTCGCCGCGCAGATGGTCCGTTCCCTGGTCCTGTCGCAAGCACGGTTCACGTTCCGTAACCGCATGTCGGCGGCGACGCCGCGGCGGACGTTCGGGAACCGTGACCTGGGCCTGCTGGAGCGGCCGTGGCCGAACGGGACGACGGGGGACCTGCTGTCCCGGATGGAGTGGCACGCGGGGCTGGCGGGGAACTCGTACGTGCTGAAACGGTCGCCGCGGCTGCGGGTGCTGCGCCCGGACTGGACGGCGATCCTGTACGGGTCGCAGATGGAACCCGACTGGGCATCTGGTGCTTTGGATGCCGAGTTGATCGGCTACGTGTACCGGAACCGGGGCACGGAGGACCCGCATCTCCTCCTGCCGGATGAGGTAGCCCATTGGGCGCCGCTCCCTGACCCGGAGATGAACGGGCTGGGCATGTCGTGGCTGACGCCGGCGATCCGGGAGATGATGCTCGACCGGGTCGCGACCGAGCACAAGGTCCGGTTTTTCGAGCAGGGAGCGACGCCGAACCTGGTCGTCAAAGGGGTTCCGGCGGTGTCGCGGACCCAGTTTGAGGAGCTCGTCTCCGAGATGGAGGACCGGCACGCGGGGGTGGCGAACGCGTACCGCACTTTGTACCTGACGGCGGGCGCGGACGCGACCGTCATAGGCAGCAACCTGGCTGACCTGGACCTGGAGAACGTGCAGGGCGCGACCGAGACCAGGATCGCGATCCTGTCGAGGGTGCCGGCCGCTTTGCTGGGGATCTCGAAGGGCCTGACCGGGTCGTCGCTGAACGCGGGGAACCTGGCGATGACCCGGCGGATCTTCTCCGACACGTGGGTGTACCCGGCGCTGCAGGATGTGGCGTCGTCGCTCGCGTCGATCGTCAACGTCCCCCCAGACGCCGAACTGTGGTTCGACACGGCGGACATGCCGATCCTCCGCGAGGACGCGAAAGACGCCGCCGACATCGAGGCGGTCAAGCAGACGACGATCACCGGCTACGTGAAGGAAGGCTTCACGCCGGAGTCGTCAGTGGCGGCGGTCCGCGCGCAGGACGTGTCGCTGCTGCGGCATACCGGGATGGTTTCCGTTCAGCTGCATCCGCCGGGTGAGACGCCCCTGGCGGCTGGGACGCCGCTGCCCGCGCCGAAACCACCGGCGGCGCTGCCAGCGGGTAACGGTGCGGCCAAGGGAGGCACGTGATGGCAGCGAAAAAGCCCTACGGTGACGTCCCGTACGCCGACCCCGGCTACCTCGACGCCGACGGCAACCAGGCCAGCAAGTCCGGCAAGCCGGGCGTGCAGCGGTACCCGCTGACTGCGGACAAGGTGATGGCCGCCTGGGGTTACATCAACCAGGCGAAGAACGCTGGCCAGTACACCGCAGCGCAGCTGAAGGCGGTCAAGGGACACATCAAGGCGGCCATGATCAAGCACGGCCACGAGGTCGCTCAGGCCAACAGCGCCGAGGCCGGCGGTGAGGACCGGGTCGCGGGCGCGGTCACCAACCCGAAGGGCACCGAACGTCTGCATGAGTACTGGGTCCACGGTGAAGGCGCCGCGAAGATCCGCTGGGGCACCCCCGGCGACTTCTCCCGGTGTGTGATGCACCTGGGGAAGTTCATCGCCGACCCGCAGGGCTACTGCAACCTGGCCCACCACGCGGCGCTCGGGTTCTACCCGGCGACCCACGCGAAGATGGAGAAACACGCGATGGACGGTGACGACCTGCTGACCCGCTCAGTGCCGTTCGAGCTCACCCGCGCTGACAGCGGCGACGGTCTCACCCTCGAGGGGTACGCCGCCGTGTTCAACCGCACCGCCCGCATCACCGACAGCCACGGCGAGTTCGACGAGCAGATCGCCCCCGGCGCGTTCACCGACAGCCTCGCCCGGCGCAAGCCGGTCCTCATGTTCGAGCACGGTAAGCATCCGCTGATCGGGTCAATGCCCCTCGGCCGCATCGACGACATCCACGAGGACCAGCGGGGCCTGTTCATCTCGGCGCGGCTGTCGGACAACTGGCTGATCCAGCCGGTCCGCGACGCCGTGAAGGACGGCGCGGTGAACGGCATGTCGTTCCGGTTCTACTCCCCCGGCGACGGTGACCAGCGGTGGGAGAAGCGGGATGGGAAGCCGGACCTGCGGACCCTGCTGAAGCTGGACCCGCCCGAGCTCGGGCCGGTGGTGTTCCCGGCGTACGAGCCGACGACAGCGTCCGTGCGGTCGCTGCTGGACGGCCTTGAGGACTTCACCGGGCGGGACGGCGTGCGGAGCGCCCCCGGCGGTGACGAACAGGAAGACGACGTGCAGCCAGGGAACGGCGGGACGTCACCCACCAGCCCCGCACAAGTGCGGGACCGTATCTGGCTCATGAGGAGACAACTCACATGACTGACGTACACGAGGAGCGGCTGCTGCCGGTGAGCCTGGACGACCTGTCCGGCCACACCCCAGAGGAGCTCCGGCAGATGTTCGAGGTCCTCGACGCGCACCTCCAGTCGCTGCACAAGAACGACGCCGGTGAGCTCCGCGACCTCGACACCGCGGAGCAGGACGCCTTTGACACGGGCATGGAGGTCCGCGCCGCGATCCTCGACCGGCTGGAC